GTGTTGGATAGTAGAATAAAAGGCAAAAGACTTTTTAACACAATAATTCACGAGATATTTCACTTAATTGCTCATCTATCTAAAATTAAATTTAGAACTATGGGAGAAGAACCAATGGCAATAGAGATAGGAAATGGCTTTACTAAGATATTTAAACAAAACCCTAAACTATGGAAATTATTAACTAAACTAATAAAATGATACCTTTTCCTAAAAAAAAATATAATATCATTTATAGTGACCCAGCTTGGTACTTTAAAACATATTCTGATAAAGGCGAAAAACGATCTGCTGTACAGCATTATAATTGTATGTCTATTGACGATATTTGTAATCTTCCACTTAGGGATATTTCTGCTGATGATTGTATCTTATTTATTTGGGTTATTGACCCAATGTTACCAGAGGCTTTTAAAGTTATTGAATCTTGGGGGTTCAAATACAAAACAGTAGCTTTTACATGGGTAAAGAAAAACAAAAAATCTGATAACTATTTTACAGGCATGGGATATTACACAAGATCAAACCCTGAGATGTGTTTATTAGCAACTAAAGGAAAGCCAAAAAGATTATCTAAATCTGTAAAACAATTAATAATCAGCCGAATAGAACAACATAGCAAGAAACCAGATGAGATAAGAACTAGAATAACTGAACTCTGTGGAGATTTACCTAGAATAGAATTGTTTGCTAGACAGAAAGCAGAGGGTTGGGATTCATGGGGAAATGAGGTATAAATTAGCATTATGAAATCAGACAAAAATAAGGCAACTGACACAATTAAGACAAAATCTATAGGGCGACCAAATAAAGAGGTTGATAAAGATGTTATCGCAAAATTAAGTCAGATAGGTTGTACTCAGGAAGAAATAGGTTCTGTTGTAGGAATATCTGCTAGAACTCTTAATAGAAGATTTGCCGATTTAGTAGCAGAAAACAAAAACATTGGTAAAGCTAGTCTAAGAAAGAAACTATGGGAGAAAGCCCTTAAAGGAGACCCTAAGTTACTTATATGGCTATCTAAGAATGAACTTAACATGGTTGATAAGATACACACCACACAAACTGTTGAACCTCTACCATTAATCATTGATGCTAAAGCTGACGAGGTAAATGGCTAAACAAAAATTCACGCACTTCATACCAAGAGATAAACCACCAAAGCGAGGTGCTGGAAAACATAAAAAAAACAAAAACAAACAAGAAAAACGACAACAAAAACAAACTAGATACAAAGGACAAGGAAGATAATATGAGTGAACTAATCGGAGAGAATACATTTTTAAAATTAAGACAACAAAAAGATCAGATGAAAGCAGAGTTAGAACAAGTAAAAATTCAAAGAGATATAGCTTTGAGAAGACAAAAGAAACTTGAAGATGCTGTAAAAGATTTAAGAAAGTTGGTAGAGAGTGGAACAGAAGCGAAGTAACTTTTATCCTAATGGAGAAATAATAGATTATTCTTTACCTCAATCATTCCAAAAAAGTTTAAAAGCAGAGGCTTGTGGTAATTGTGGACTCTACAGTAATAAACGATCATTCTGTGGTCGTTGGGGTGCTAAAGCTGTTAAAGATAATTACATATGCCACGAATGGAGAAAAAGGTTCTTTAAGAGATAGTTTTGTGATATTTATGCCACATGGCTAAATATAAAAATAGAACTGTAAAACTTAACAAACCCATGCGTGGAGATGTTAAGAAGTTTAAAGTATTCGTAAAGAATCGTAAGACAGGCAGAGTAGTCAAAGTTAATTTTGGCGATAAGAAACTATCTATCAAAAAGAATATTCCAGCTAGAAAAAGATCATTTATGGCAAGATTTAGACCAATACTTGCTAAAGCTAAAAGGTCAGGCAAACAATTAAATACAACTCCTGTTTATTGGGCAGTTAAATCATGGCAAAAAGGGTTTAAAGTATAATGGATAAGATCGTTTATAAATTCTTTGGTCTAATAGATAACTGTTTTGCATGGATAGAAAGCAAATTTAAAAAGAAGAAAAAAAGATGAGAGATATTAAAGTTTTAGAATCGTTTAAGAAACACGCTGAGAAGAAGCTAAAGGAAATGAATATATTTAAGAATTTAAAAAAAGAAGTTGAACATGGTGCAAATGGCACTCAACAATATGTAATTAAAAAAGGTATTAACAAAGGCAAAGTAGCTAAATAATATGGGTAGGATTATGAACTATTATTTTACAGGAATATTGATTTTAGGATTTGTATTTTTAGCATTTTGCATGAAACCACTATGAAAGAAAAACCATTAAAACTCAGAGAAGAATCAGGTATTGATTTAAGTCTTAAAAATTTAGTGGCAATAATTATTGGTGTCAGTATGGGTATATTCGCCTATACAGAAGTTACTGCAAGATTAACAAGTCTAGAAACATCTAGAGAATTGATGAACTCTGATCTACTTAAAAAGTCAGAACAAACTACAACCGATAAAGAGCAATATCTTTTATTGGAAGATTTATACGAAACTGTAGAAAAGCACCAAGAACTTTTAGATAAAAATATTCATACTCAAGTTATGTTAGATCACATAGAGGCACAATTAAAAAAAGCATTAGAAGATATTGAAGAACTAAAAGATAAGGTAAGAGCAAATGGAAACAATCATTAGTAGTGTAGTTGCTTTGTGCATGTTTGTGGCTGGAGAACTGCAAGAACATAGAATCCAAGATAAAATGTCAGATTGTCTAAAGGGTAAAAGAGAAGCTGAAAGAAATGCTAACAGTAATATCGAGTATAAGTGTGGCAAAGTAAAAGCTGAATTAGAAGAAAATATAGATGGAAGTAAATCAATTAAAAAGATAGTATCCAAAGAATGAAATTTGTTTTAGCTTATACTATCTGCTCTGCCATAACAGGATTCTGTAATACACCAGCAGTACACCCTGTAAAATTTAACACTTGGACAGATTGCACTAAAGCTGGTGCTACTATTACAATTAAAGTAACTAACGAGTATCAACAAAAATTTAACGAGGACAAATTATACATATCTTACTTTTGTAATGAAAATCACTCTGACAAAACCCCAACTTAAAGTATCATCAAGTAAATCAAGGTTTAGAGTTTTAATATCAGGTCGTAGATTTGGTAAAACTTATTTAGCTGTAACTGAGATGATGAAATATGCCTGTCAGCCAAATAGAAGAATTTGGTATGTAGCACCCACATTTAAAATGGCTAAAGAGATCGTCTGGGGAACTCTTAAAGAAATGCTTAATCAATTTAATTGGATTGAGGATATAAACGAAACTACAATGACTATTACGATAAGACAATCGAATAGTACAATATCACTAAAGGGTGCTGACAACTATGATTCACTTAGAGGTACAGGATTAGACTTTTTAATTTTAGATGAGTTTGCAGATATTGATAAGCGAACTTGGTACGAAGTATTAAGGGCATCTGTATCTGATACTCATTCAAGAGATAAATCTAGTGGTCATGTTTTATTTTGTGGTACTCCAAAAGGTTATGGTAATTGGTCATACGAACTTTATCTTAAAGGAAAGCAAGATAACGATTGGGAGTCTTTTCAATACACAACTGTTCAAGGTGGTATGGTATCAGAACAAGAAATAGAACAAGCTAAACAAGATATTGACATTAGAACTTTTAGACAAGAGTTTGAGGGTACATTTGAAAACTATGCTGGTGCAGTTTATTATAATTTCCACCCTGTAGATAATGTTGTTAAGCCAAGAGAAATTGATTGGACTAAACCTTTGCACTTAGGCATTGATTTTAATATAGACCCAATGAGTTGTTGTGTTGCTCAAATAGAAAAAGAAAAGGTATATTTTATTGATGAAATTGTAATTTATGGAAGTAACACAGATGAATTAGTACAAGAGATAAGAGATAGATATGGAAGTAAAGCACAAATAATTGCTTATCCTGACCCAGCATCAAGACAAAGAAAAACATCTGCTGGTGGGAGAACTGATTTAAGTATATTACAAAATGCTGGTTTTAAAGTTAAAGTTAAACATAAACACCCAGCTATACGAGATCGAGTCAATGCTGTGAATAGTAGGCTTAAAGATTCAAATGGTTATCGTCATATTTTTATTTGTAATAATTTAAAAGTGCTGATA